CGTAAGAACATAAAGAATAAAATACGTAACATATGTAATGTTTGATTCATCCATTGATTACTCAAAGATTACATTTTCATCTCCCGTTGTCCAAGGTGACAGATATTTCATCCAAGCGCTTCACGAGACCGAACCTATTGTGTCTCAATTCAACCGATGGATGCACAGTAAAACCGATTTAGTCGACGCCGACGGTAAAGTCTCCTCCCAAATTGACGTACACGTCGGTGGAACTGAGTCAGGTGTAAGCCCATTTATCGAATTTACCTCGGATTTCGAGGACGCCATGCTCAAAGCCGCAAAAGAAAAGAAGGGAGAATGGTTCCCAGGTAAGGAAATTTCCGACGAATGGCTCGATAGCGCATTCCATTCCGGATTCAAACAAGTCAAGAAATCGAATGATGTCGTCATGCGATTGCGTATATCGAAAGACATTCACGTGTACACATCCGATCGCGAAGAAACTGAACTAGGTGACATCAAGGACGGTTCCACCATCGCGCTCATTATCTTAATGGACGGTCTTTGGTTCACCAAGAGCCGTTTTGGATTGACTTGGAAGGTTGTCCAGGCGAAGATCAAGAAAGAAAAAGCACCATCCCGAAAATACATGTTCGACGATGATGCCACACCCGAACCCGAGCTTGACAACGTATTTCCAGATGAAGTAAATTAAATCTCGCTAATTTTTTTTAGGTCGTACAATAATGTCAACTAACAAGACTGTAAATCTCATGAAAAAGGTAAAGCCCACAGATATCATTGTATTTTGCTTGGTCGCCTATGTGGCCTATTTATTCATCAACGATTCCATGTGCAAAAAGGATAAAACTGAAGGGTTCGAAGACACCGCGCCTGCTGTACCTATGCCCGAACAAGGTGCGCCCGCTGCGATGGCCTCAAAGAAATCTGGGGGTGTTTCCGGATACGAGGATGAGCCTCTCGCCCCTATAGGATACAACAAGGAAATTTCCAAATCTTCTGGCGATGGATGTGACAATCTTAAGTTCGTAAGTACAAACCTTCTCCCAAAGGGTGACACGAATCTCGATGATACATTCGCCGAATTCAGCCCCGCGAATCTCGAAGGTCAAAACTTCCTCGATTCTCGTAACTTTACAATTGGTATGCAATCCCAGGTCCTCCGCAACGCCAACCTCCAGCTTCGTTCTGAACCCCAGAACCCCACCGAAAACCCATGCGCATGGAACCAAACAACAATTTCCCCTGAAACTCGTCGGGAAATGGACATTGGTGCACAGGTCGTAGATGAAGTCGCTTAAATGATTTGATTTACTTTTTTAACAAAAGATTTAGCAAGATATTCTGATGAATACCCAAGTGCCTTTTTCGTGTCATTCAATTCTATTTCAATTTCGTAAACATCTTTATTAGCTGTTGTGACATGTGTGAGATCATATCTCCATATGCCTTTAAAGTAGCTCCAACGTTCTTTATGTCGTATAAACGACGTTGGTTGTACATCCACTGGTTCGCATTTTATTTCTTCGCATACGGATATGCGAACATTATCGAAATCTTTTGAGGCAATTTTTTGTTTTTTAGTACACGTGACAAGGGTATTTTCATGATGATGATTTCTATATTTGCCTGTGATTACATCACGGGTTTTTTCTGATGATGTCTTATCCCACGCACTTGAAACATCCATTCGAGATTTTAATTTGTAAAAGGTACTTTTATGTACACCGGGTACAAACCCTTGATGTGTAAATGTACCTAAGCGAGCTTCAATTTCATGCGTTGGGCTAAGTTGACTTGTATATTGAGAAACAAATGATTCCATGTTAATATACCTAAAGACCTACGTTTTAAATGATATAAACGTAACGATTATATAAAGTATAATGGATGGTCAAGCTAAAACGCTTCGCGCATTTCATAATAAACTCAAAGCAGAAATAATTCAGCGAGTATGTAACATGACAAAAGTTCAAACCCTTCTCGACGTTGGTGTTGGGAGAGGGGGTGATATTATGAAATGGCATAATAATCAAATTCCTAAAGTTATCGGTGTTGATATAGAATACACGTATATCCGCGAAGCTATAAGGAGGTTTAATCAAGCACATCTCAGGAATGTAAGGGATTATAGATTCTATGTGATAAAAAATGGTGATTCATTTTTTACTACGCTAGAAAAACGAAATTTGGATACGTTATATGACATGATTTCTTGTCAATTCTGTCTTCACTACTTCGCAAGTTCAGAAGAATGTTTACATGAATTCTTCTCGAATATTTCAAAGGTTTTGAAACCAGGTGGTATATTCATCGGCACAGTACCAAATGGCGACAAAATTTTGAATATGCTTGGAAATGATAATGAATTTTCAAACGAGCAAGTATTGATCAAGAAAATGTTTGACACTCCATCTACATGTGGTGATGCAATTCAATTTAGTATGACAGGTACATTATATTTTGGAGAAAATATGATCAGTCATGAATATTTGGTATACGAAAATACACTACGAGATGTAGCTTGTAAGAACGGACTTGTACTCGTAGAATGGAAATCATTTGAAGATCATTACAAAGAGTATGATTTTTCACTTCATGAAGATACACAAAAAGCGAGTTTTGTCAACAACACGTTCATTTTCAAACGTGTACCATACGAGAATTTACATTAAATGAATCTAACAGATTCATCCCTTCTTCGTATGTAGTACTCACTAAATGACACAATTGTTTAATATCAGAGCAACTTAGCCCCAGGCATATCATTGCTATATCTTCAATCGTTTTCTCGTCTGTATCTATCGTTGAACGCAACATGTGTTGTATGGTATCAACGTCTGGAAGTGGTATTTCCACATGAATCGGGATGCGGCGCTTAAATGCGGGATCTATTGCGTCCATTCTATTTGTAGCCCCAATAAATGTAATCCCTTTTTCTGATGAAATACCATCCATATATGTCAAAAGAACAGATTTCATAGTATTTACATGTGATTGATCAAGCATATTACGGGTACCACAAATGCAATCAATTTCATCTATAAACAACATACATGGTTTCATTTTTTGTGCGAGCGTAAACAATGCTTGAACGGTTTTATTACTTTCTCCTAAAAGCTTATTTTCTATGTTTGAAATATTGAAACAAATAAGTGGAACTTGTGACTCGTTCGCAAGTGCTTGTGCCATCATAGTTTTTCCCGTTCCGGGTAACCCGTATAACAAAACACCATTTCCATTACCCTTTTGTACGTCTTTAAATATACTATGTGGTTTCCCAAAAAACGCACGTTGTATTTTATTTTTTTCTTCTTGAAGTCCATATATATCATTCATTTTCACCTTCAACTCGCTCGGTAAATACACGTCGTCTAAAAGCTGTTGCTCGTGGTGTGAAAACTGTACCCCTTCGCCAATGTAATTAGCCATATGTAATACCCGGGCATTGTTCACATGTGTATCTGAATGCATCAGATGTATAGATACGAGATATGTTATGTACCCACTCAACACAAGCAGAAATATCTTTTGCATGAAATCAACTGTATGCATTTATTTCATGAAAAAATTAAAAGTTTAAGAATTACACGCCTTGATAAAGATATACAATGGAGACCGGATTCAGTACTCTCGTAAGTCAAGACAATTCTGTAGACGAATTCGTCACGAATGCAAAAAGCATGTTACTTGTTCTTTTAGAAGAAGGTATGCGATCTGCTGGTGACTACGCAAAATCATCTGGCAGAGATGTGATAACACAAGAAGATATTTTGTATGGGTTGCAATATCAAGCACATCAATTTCAAAATATCGATAATATTCAATCGCGATCAAAAGAAGCAATTACCGCTTGGGATGCCACAGATGGTCTGAAAGAGTTCAAAAGCAAATCCCTTGTAATGACAGACGAAGATGAAAAATGGAATGTTTCGATTACAGATGGTAGTTTTGTTATGAATGATTACATTTGGAAGGGTATCCTTTCTAATGACTCACATACATACGAATTCAGATATACATATCAATATCTAGGTGAAGGGGAATGTGAACTGGATGGAGATATTCCAGATGATCTCGCAGAAAAAATAGAGGATTTTCTCTTTGATGAACTTGTAGACACATTTTCTGACGAAGATAACGATGAAGATGAAAACATGACCGTAGAAAATCACGACCCCTTCAAAAGGGCCCCTGATTCACATAGTGAACATATCGCACTCATGAACTTTTATCATGATCATTGGGATGAATGGGTACCAGAAAGTGATGTCGAAAAACTTCTTAAGGAGACAATCGATTCACGATTCAATGAAGCCCCTATTTCGGAGTGTCGTTGATTTTTTTAATGTATAATTCGGGGTATAACTTCATAGCTTCGCAATTTTTCTTGTCACGTTGATACATATTTACAACGTCGTATGGTCGGTATGACCCGATAACACCAATATCAGGTTTAATTTCTATTAATTCTTTCACCTCTCCAATTAGAGGTAATTTAAAAGCATCTTTAAGTGTGTACATTATTGATACACAACAAAAAATTCAAATAAATAATAATGGAAGACACGATAACAAAGTTGTACAATAAAATATTGAATCGTGATCCCGACCCGGATGGGTTAGAAACGTATACAAGTTTCTTATCGAAAAGAAAAGAGTGGGAGCTATCAAAGGTTCTTAAGATAAGTACAGAGTACAGAGATCGTATATCTAAAAAAAATTGGATTTATGTGTTTATGTGCGTTAGAAATAATGGAAGCGACCTTCCTAAAACATTGGAAACATTAGAGAAAATAAGACGTCAAGACGAGACACATGAATACGCGTATTTCATCTTCGAGAATGATTCTAGTGATAACACCGTTGATTTGTGTAAAGAATTCTTATATAGAAATCACGGCGCGTTTCAAAGTGATGTAATGAATATGAAACAATGGGACGACGTTAAGGACATTGACAGAGTTACTGATATGGCAATATACAGGAATACATGTAAGTCTCTTTGTCCAGATGTGTCGACATCCGAATTTTGTGTGCTTGTTGATACAAAAGTTACTTTCTCTGAAAATATTTTTGAGAAATTTAAGAGTACATTGAAAGATGAAACGATTGCGATGGTATCTCCATTCGGAAAAGTTGGTAAAAAACCGGTCTATTATGATACATATGCCCTTGAATTTAAAGGCAACCGACGAAAAACGATCAGAATGAATACAGGTATTATAGATGTTTTAAGTGCTTGTGGTGGAATATTCATGGTGAAATCCCTTGCTGTTGTTGGTGCTACTTGGGATGGAATAGATGGTAATAAAAGTGAACACAACGCTTTTTGTTATTCTGTAAGTGATTCCGGAAGGGTTGTCATAGACACCTCCATTCATGTCGAATGGGTTAAATAATATAAACATTACACTGTTCATATATATATTGACATGTTCGCTATCATTAACACCCTTCATACCAACTTCAATACTAAACCGAAGAAAAATAAATCTAAACATATAGATGACATGATACCGAAAAGCAAACCAAAGCATAAACACTTTAAAAGAAAGAGTCGTCATTCACATCAAGAAGATGATTACTCACTTGGTAAAAGAAATCGTTGATGGTCATTCTCGTGTAAGCTGGAATCAATATTTCATGTCACTCGCACTACTTGCTTCGAGTAGATCACAATGCAATCGTTTGCGCGTGGGTTGTGTTCTCGTAAAAAACAATAGAGTTGTTAGTACTGGGTATAATGGTTATATAGAAAATACCCCACACGAATCAGTTGTTCGTGATAACCACGAACAAGCAACGGTACACGCAGAACAGAATGCAATTTCGGACGCGGCAAAACGCGGTGTTTCAATAGGTGGTGCAACTGCGTATGTTACCCATTATCCATGTTTGAACTGTGCAAAACTTCTCGCGTCTTCTGGTGTTGATAAGATTATTTATAATCAATCATATCGAAATGATCCGCTTGTTGATCGGGTTGTTGGCCAAGTTGTTCAAATTGAGCCCATGGATATGGAGAATCCTTAGGTCCTGTAAAAAGAAAACCTTCTGTATAACTTGGTAAACCGTATAAATTATATATATTATCATCGATAAGCATGTCAATACCTAATGTCATGCATATATCAGATTTTTCAATTTTATCACCTAAAAGACTATGTGAATTACAATATATTATATCTGTAAACACACCGTTTCCGAAACACCTTGTTACTAAATCATATGTATACTTCCTGCTATATACTTGCCTAGAGGTAACTATATATAGGTCAAAACCAAGACGCTTCCAAAGTAAAACTGTTTCTTTGGTACCTTTTAACGGTTTAATTTTTTTGTGTTCATCAGAACCATAAAAACTATATACAAGCCATTGAGCCTCTCTGGGTGTGATATCAAAAATAGTTGAAAAATTATATTCAATTGCTTTCGATAAAGGAATTTTCACTTTTCTGTTATATTGTTTCTCATAGTGAACATTCAAGTGACTGAGCATAGGGACTAAAACCTCATCGAGGTCAAGAGCAATCTTCATTTACTTTGATTTTTTTTAAAATATCAATAATGTACAGAATAGTTCGGAATGATGGAATGGGGAATTGTTTGTTTTATGCTATGGCACAAGGTATAATTCACAAAAAGAATTTAAGTGATGATTACAAAACACTTGGAAAAACGCTAAGGCGAAATGCTATAGACTATATGAAGCAACGTTCGGAAAAAGACGAAACATACAAAATGCTTATCTCTGTTATGTATCCTTACGGAAACCCAGATAAAGATTGTTCGCAACAATATATACAATGGATGTCAAAAAACACATCTTGGGGAGGGGATATTGAAATAAAGGCAATTGAAAAGTATCTTCATAAAATTGGCATATCTGGGGCGAGAATTCATTACGCAGATGTAGAAAAAGGCTTCCAAAGATCTTTAAAAGTTATCAACGGGTTTGGTACAAACATAAGAAAAAATAAACACCCTACAATCAAGCTAATTTTACACCATGCGCAAACAGGAGGCTCGCATTACGAATATATATATAAAGTAAAGAATCTTAAGAGAAAGAAATGTTCTGTCAGCAATGGAGTATGACTAATCCTTTTCGTCGTCATCTGTTTATTCGTAGTCGGCGCAGTGTAATAAACACAACCGTTAGATGTGCTAATAATAAACCCCGTGTACATAAAAATGTATTGACAGAAGAAGAATGTAATGAATGTGTATATCTCGCAAACAAGTACAAAGAAAATACCGTCATAAATTTGACATCTACTCTTAACGGAGGCACTCTCGTGAAAAGCGATGATCAATTTATGAAAGTTGTGGATACAAAAATAAACGATATCATAAAAACTAAATATAATCGTGAATCAAATAGTTTTTGTCATATGAATGTATACGAACCATACGAGAAGTTTGTGCTTCATGTTGACGCATTGTATGCTTCTCAAATAGAAAATTACGGACCGCAGCGCATAGCATCGGCACTTGTGTATTTAAACGATATCGAAAATGGAGGTGAAACTGTATTCCCATGTCATGACATTTCTATCGTCCCTAAACGAGGAACAATGGTATACTGGGAGAATGTTTTAGATGGCGGAAGCATTAATTTTGACATGACGCACTTTACAACAGAATCACCAGAAGTCAAATATGTTCTTGTGAAAATGTTTCATCGTATTGTTTAATTCGTAGCATGAAAGAATCATCGTGTTGTACATCTCCTAGTATATCTAAAATAGAATCTTGTAATCTATCGCATTTTTTCCATAACGATACATATTTCGCAAATGATATCTAAAATTGTTTCGTTTTAATTTCGTCTGAATGGTTTTGTCACTAGGAATCATGCCGATACCAGTATAACACCAATTTTTATATTTTTCAAAATCTAATTTCAAAAGGTCATTAAGATATGACTCTTGGTGGGAGCGATGAAATTTACCAACTCCTATATGAACAATACCACTTATTCGCTTTTCTTCATATAGGGACTCACCATGTAGCGTAGGCAAAGAATGCATATTACATTTCCTAATGCATTTATTTCCAACCTCGAAAACCTTCGGGTTCATCGGGTTCATCGGGTTCATCGGGTTCA